AACAATATCATCATCCATCTTTTCAAGTTCTTTTATGATATCATGATTTGATTCTTGCGATATATATAAAACTAAACTATATCCTTTACTATCATTTAATTTACGGATTGATTTTATTTTAACATCAGTAATTACCATATCTATCGTTTGAGAAGGTTGCGAAACATACTTATTATCTTTTTTTATTGGAGTTAATAGCATATTTCTTTAATTAAATAACATAATTTTGTTTTATATATTAAATAAAAAAAACATTAATTGATATCAAATGCAATTTTATTAATTACATTTTTAGGTCTTTCAGTAACCAACATCCTTTTTGGTGAAAATGGAATTAAAACATTTTCTATAATCTTTTCAAAAAAATCATTTTCATTTTTATATACTATCCTTTTTAATACTGATTTAATATTTATTATTTTATTATTAATTTCATCTTTCGGTAAATCATCATATATCCCCCAACCAAACTTTGAACACATAAAAGCTTGATTTATTTTTATATAATCACTTGAACCACCAGTACTAATAACATTGCCAGAAAACTTGTTATATTTCATTTGACGCGCTAAACCAAAGTCATAAATCATAATATTATAACCACACGACTTTAAATAATATTTTTTTCCATTAAATGAATATTGATAATATCCAGTTTCATCATTTGTTTGATACAAAAAATTACCATGATGTGTATCATAGTGTATATACCCAATAATATTTTGAAATGTTCCAATTGATATAAAACATTGAAATAATAAATTCATTATTAATTCATTGTCGTATAATAATTCTCTGTTTGTCATTAACATTTTAAGATCTCCATTAGCAAGTTCATTAACACATACTATCCTACGACTATAATCAATATGTAATTCTTTACATATAGCATATTTATACATAAAAGCAAAATGCTTTGACCTATTTTTTAAAAGAATTTCGTCAGTTATATATTTCATAATTTTAATTTCATTATTATTATCTGAATTATTAGGCATAACCTTTGAAGCTATTGTCAATCCTTCTCTGTTATTAACTATATGTGTTAAAAATATAACACCATATTTACTCTCCGACCCTATTTTTTTTACTAAATTAATAGTATTATTTAAAGTATACCCATTATTACCTTCAAAAACCTTACTTTCTAAACATTCATTTCCATTGATATCTGTAAGAATATTATTAATATATTTATAATATGCTATACGGTTATCTAATTTATAATTTCCTTTAACACTTTTATTTTTAGTATTATCTTTCTTTATAAAAACACTAGACCTTTTCATATTTCTTATTTTTTGAAAATAAGTATATTTTTTATTAGAAATAGGTTTGTCTGGTTTTTCACCTTTCATACATTTATATAGTTTTAAAGCTTCATGAAATTTCATCATCTAACAGATATTTATATTATTTAATTTTAATTAAGAAATATTAAATGCTATTTTATTAATTACATTTGAAGGGCGGTTAGAAACCCACATACCTTTGGGTGAAAATGGAATAAAAATATCTTTGATAATCTTTTCAAAATATTCATTATGATTTGAAGTTAATATTTCTCCTAATAATATTTTTATCTTTATTACTTTAATGTTATTTTCATAATTAGGTAAATCAATATATTGCCCCCATCCATAGCTTTTACTCAAAAAAGCACTAATTATTCTCATGTAATCTTTTGAAAGACCTTTATAACCTAATTTATAATTTTTATTAGTATTTATTTTTTGAGCTAAACCAAAGTCATATATCATAATGTTATAACCACAAGACTTTAAATAATAACTTTTACCATTAAAAGAATATTCGTAATATCCTTGTTCATTATTCTTTTGATACAAAAAATTACCATGATGGCAATCATTATGGCAATAATTTGCTACATTTTGAAATGTTCCAATTGATATAAAACTTTGAAATAATAAATTCAATATTAATTCGTTATCTACTAATAATTCTCTTTTTGTCATTAACATTTTAAGATCTCCATGTGCTAATTCATTAACACAAACAATTCTATGATTATTTTCAAATAGTTTTTTTTTACATATAGCATGTTTATACATCAAAACAAAATGCTTTGATCTATTTTTTAAAAGAATTTCATCAGTTATAAATTTCATAATTTTAATTTCTTTTATATTTTCTTTATTGTCCGGCATAACCTTTGAAGCAATTGTAAATCCTCCAAAACTATTAACAATACTCGTTAAATATATAACTCCATATACACTTTCTGTTCCAATTTTTTTATACAGATTAATCTTATTTTTTATGGTATAACCTTTTTTACTATTAAAAATCTTACTTTCTAAACATTCATCTCCATTAATATCTACGAGAAGATTGTTAATATATTTATAAAATGCTACGCGGTTATCTAATACATATTTATTTTTGATAAGTTTATTTCTTAAAAAGTTAGCAATTATATTAGCGTTTTTTTTACTATCAACTTGTTTTATAAAAACGCTTGACCTGTTTAGACTACCTTTTATAGAAGATTTACTATATTTCTTATTTGAAAAGCTATTATCTATAATAGGAATATTAATAACACTTTTATTTATTGGAACCTTAGGTACTTTTACTTTAGGTTCTTTTGTTTTTGAAACTTTAGATAAAGACTTTATGCCCTTATTTTTTTCAACAATTTTTATAATAAGTTTATAATCATCACTTCCTTTTCTTGGCATACACCATTTATCTTTTCCGTGATTATATTCTTTTAATGCTTCAAAATATTTAGTCATCTAAAAAATGTAGAATATTATTTTTTTAGATGACTAAATATTGTTTTTAATAATTATGAAATATCAAAAGCAATTTTGTTAATTACATTTTTAGGACGTTTACTAACCCACATATCTTTCGGCGATGATGAATTAAATATTTTTTCAATAATTTGTTCGAAAAAAATGTTTTTATCTATATATTTATTATTAATATATATAAGTTCTATACCATCAAGATCATTAACTACTTTTCTAAGTGTATCATTTACATATTTGCTTGGTAAATTTTTATTTGTTATAACGCCTCCTACATTTTTATTGTAAAAAAAATGTGATATTTTTTTATAATCGTTAAAAATATAATCTTTTGTCAATTGATCTCCATTAAAAATAATTTCTTCAGAGTTTCCAAAGTCATATATCATTATGTTATAACCACACGACTTTAAATAATAACTTTTACCATTAAAAGAATATTCATAATATCCTTCTTCATTATTCTTTTGATACAAAAAATTACCATAATGACAATCGTTGTGTACATATCCTGCTATATTTTGAAATGTTGCAATTGATATAAATGTTTGAAAAAATAAATTTATCATTAATTCATCGTCTTTTAATATTTCTTCATTTTCCATTAAAGTTTTAAGATCTCCGTGTGCTAACTCATTAACGCATATTATTCTATGTTTATCATCAAATGGTATTTTATTACATATAGCGTGTTTATACATTAATGCAAAATGCTTTGACCTCTTTTTTAATATAATTTCATCAGTTATAAATTTCATAATTTTAATTTCATTAATATTAAATTCATCTTCATCATTCGGCATAACCTTTGAAGCAATTGTAAATCCACCAAAACTATTGACTATACTTGTTAAATATATAACACCATTAACACTTTCTGTACCTATTTTTTTATACAGATTAATCTTATTGTTTATCGTATAACCTTTTTTGCTTTTAAATACCTTAGGTTCTAAACATTCATCGCCTTTGATATCTACAAGAAGTTTGTTAATATATTTGTAAAATGCTACACGGTTATCTAACGTGTATTTGTCTTTAATAAGCTTATTTCTTAAAAAGTTAGCAATTATATTAGCATTTTGTTTATTATCGACTATATCAATAAACACATGTGGTGGTTTTTTTTTTCCTGATGAACTACTTCTTGTCCTATTTGGTAGTCTTGGACTATTTGGTAGTCTTGGACTATTTGGAACAATTGGAACATTTTTTTTAGATGAAGGCTTTGTACCCTTATTTTTTTCAATAATTTTTATGATAAGTTTATAATCATCACTTCCTTTTCTTGGCATACACCATTTATCTTTTCCTTTATTATATTCTTTTAATGCTTCAATATATTTTGTCATCTAATAAAAAAATATATTATTATAAAAATAAAAAATAGAATTTAGCTAATATCAAAAGCTTTTTTGTTAATAACATTTTTAGGACGTTCTGTTAACCATAATCCTTTTGGTGAAAGTGGGATAAATATATTTTCAATAATGATTTCAATAAATTTATTACCAATACTTTGATCTTTAATTTTGATAATTTTATTTATTATATCAAAAGTTGTATTAACTATAACCTTTTTTACTTTAATGAGATTATCATTTACATAATCACTTGGTAAATTTTTTGTTTCTATCCAACCTCCTATTTTTACATTGAAAAAAGCACGAGTAATTCTAGCATAATCCGTTTTAATATTATCGTATTTACTATAATCTGTTAAATGTTGAATTTCTTTTGATAATCCAAAGTCATATATCATAATGTTATAACCACACGACTTTAAATAATAACTTTTACCATTAAAAGAATATTCATAATATCCTTCGTCATTATTCTTTTGATACAAAAAATTTCCATGATGTGTGTCTTTATGAACATACCCAACCGAATTATGAAGTGTTCCAATTGATATAAATGTTTGAAATAATAAATTCATCATTAATTCATCCTTTTTTAATATTTCTTCAGTTTCCATTAAGGTCTTAAGATCTCCATGTGCTAACTCATTAACACATACGATTCTATGTTTATCCACGAATGGTACTCTATTACATATTGCATTTTTATACATTAATGCAAAATGTTTTGATTGCTTTTTTAAAATAATTTCATCAGTTATAAATTTCATAATTTTAATTTCGTTAGTATTATCTTCATTATTTGGCATAACCTTTGAAGCTATTGTAAATCCTCCAAAACTATTGACTATACTTGTTAAATATATAACCCCAAAAGCACTTTCCGTTCCTATTTTTTTATACAGATTAATCTTATTGTTTATAGTATAACCTTTTTTACTTTTAAAAACCTTAGGTTCTAAACATTCATCTTCATTAATATCTAAAAGAAGATTGTTAATATATTTGTAAAATGCTACACGGTTATCTAAAGTGTATTTGTCTTTAATAAGCTTATTTCTTAAAAAGTTAGCAATTATATTAGCGTTTTGTTTATCATCGACTTGTTTTATAAAAACAGTTGACCTTTTTTTTCCTGATGAACTACCTCTTGTCCTATTTGTTCGCACACGACTATTTGGTCGTGTTGAAACATTTGGAACTTTTGGAACCTTTGGAACCTTTAGAACCTTTAGAACATTTGGAACCTTTGGAACCTTTAGAACCTTTAGAACCTTTGGAACCTTTGGAACCTTTAGAACCTTTGGAACCTTTGGATCTTTTGGAACCTTTGGAACCTTTGGAACCTTTGGAACCTTTGGAGAAGCCTTTGTACCCTTATTTTTTTCAATAATTTTTTCAATAATTTTATAATCATCGCTACCTTTTCTTGGAACACACCATTTATCTTTTCCTTTATTATATTCTTTTAATGCTTCAATATATTTAGTCATCTAATAACAAAATATATTATTTAAAAATAAAAAAAGGAAATTTAATTAATATTAAAAGGAAATTTATTAATAACATTATCTGGGCGTTGAGTTAACCATAAACCTTTTGGTGATAGCTTGATAAATATATTTTCAATAATGTTCTCAAAAAATTTATTATCAATACTTTGATTCTTAATTTTCGTAATTTTATTTATAATAGAAACAGGTGTATCAATTATAACCTTTCTTGCTCTAATCATTCTATCATTTATATAAAAGTTTGGTAAATTTGGTGTTTCTACCCAACCACCGTAAATTTTGTTGAAAAAAGCATGTGTAATTCTTGCATAATCAAATAAAATAGTATCGAACTTGACATTATCAGTTAAATATTCAATTCCTTTTGATAATCCAAAGTCATATATCATAATGTTATAACCACAAGACTTTAAATAATAACTTTTACCATTAAATAAATATTCATAATATCCCTTTTCATTACTTTTTTGATATAAAAAGTTTCCATAATGAGTATCTTTATGAACATACCCAATCAAATTATTAAATGTCCCAATTGATATAAAAGTTTGAATTAATAAATTCATCATCACTTCATCGTCTTCTAATATTTCTACATTTTGCAATAAGGTTTTTAGATCTCCGTGCGCTAATTCATTAACGCATATAATTCTATATTTATCAGGAAATGGTACTCTATTACATATTGCATGTTTATACATTAATGCGAAATGTTTTGATTTCTTTTTTAATATAATTTCATCAGTTATAAATTTCATAATTTTAATTTCGTTAGTATTGCTTAAATCGTCGTTCATAACCTTTGAAGCAATTGTAAATCCTCCAAAACTATTAACTATACTAGTTAAATATATAACACCATTAGCACTTTCCGTTCCTATTTTTTTATATAGATTAATCTTATTGTTTATCGTATAACCTTTTTTGCTTTTAAAAACCTTAGGTTCTAAACATTCATCGCCTTTGATATCTAAGAGAAGATTATTAATATATTTATAAAATGAAACGCGGTTATCTAATGTGTATTTGTCTTTAATAAGCTTATTTCTTAAAAAGTTAGCAATTATATTAGCATTTTGTTTATTATCAACTTTATCAATAAACACACTTGACTTTTTTTTATCACTTTTTCTCAATGAAGAAGTATATTTTTTACTTGAAAATTTTTTAATAGAAATTGGAGAATTAATAATTTTTTTATTTGTTGATACTTTATCGTTAATAAAAAGTGAAACTTTTACTTTAGGTTCTTTTTTTACTTTAGGTTCTTTTTTTACTTTAGGTTCTTTTTTTACATTAGGTTCTTTTTTTACTTTAGGTTCTTTTTTTACGTTAGGTTCTTTTTTTACGTTAGGTTCTTTTTTTACTTTAGGTTCTTTTTTTACTTTAGGTTCTTTTTCTTTAGAAACTTTTATAGACTTTGGAAAAAAGATTATATTTTTATTTCTGTCAATAATGTCTTTGATAAGTTTATAATCTGCAGAACCTTTTTTTGGAATGCACCATTTATCTTTTCCCTTATTATATTCTTTTAATGCGTCAGTATATTTGGTCATTCTAATTTATACTAAATATAAAAATATTATATTTGTAATAGATTTTATTTATAATTCTTAATATATTTAATATATTAAAAGAGGTATTTTTTAAAGTATAAAATGAACTCTCATGAAAAAAACGAAGATTTTGAACACGATTATAATGTTATAAATATTTTTATAGATATTATCAAAGACGAAATACTTAAATCTAATATTAGATATGAAATTGTAAAACCTATTCTTATGTATGCTTTATATTATTTAATACCATTCATAATATTCATAATATTCTTGAACTTTATTACTACTATATTTGCAGTATGTATTGTATTCAAATATATGCTTTAACAGTATATAAATAAATGGTATAATTATTATATAAAATGGAAACTTTGAAAATTAATTACAAAAATAATTCATGTGAATTATGTGAAATTGGAAAAAAATATGACACTGATAAGTCTTCTCAAAGAAATAATGTATCAAATATTAGACATTGTCATCCATATACATTATTTTATGATGGACTTTTTAAAAATAAAAGATATGAAAAATTAAGAATTGCCGAGATAGGTATTCTAGAAGGTGCTTCTATTCTTATGTGGAAAGAATACTTTGTAAATGCTGAAATATACGGATTTGAATATGATAAAGAGTATATAGATAATTTTACAATTAAATATGACAATGATAGAATAAAACTAATTGATATGGATATATGTGATAAGGAAAGTATTAAAATGTCTTTTAGTAAATTAAATATACAATATGATATTATTATTGAAGATACTACACATCAATTTGAAGATCAAGTTAGATTTATTGAAAATAGTTATGAATATATAAAACCGGGTGGAATATTAATCATAGAAAATGTTTTTAAATATTACAAAGAAACAGATTATATTAATAGATTATTGCCTATATTAAAATATTTTCAAGATTATTATTTTGTTGAATTAGATCACAATAATAAAAACTCATCTAGTTGGAATAATGATAAATTATTTGTTTTAATAAAAGGAGGTGATATTCCTATATTTAAAAATACGAATAAATTAACAATAATTACACCTTCATATAGACTAGATAATCTATTAGAAATAAAAAAAAGTATTAATTTTCAATATGTTGATGAATGGATTATTGTGTATGATGGTAATAAAATTATTAATAATCCAAAAATATTTGAATATCAAGAAAATAATAAAATTAAAGAGTATTTATATAAATCAGATGGAATATTAGGAAATCCACAAAGAAATTATGCTTTATCAAAGGTTACAAATAAAAATACACTATTATATTATTTAGACGATGATAATATTATTCATCCAAATATCTATAATTTATTAAATATTATAGATAATGATAAGATGTATTCTTTTAATCAATACAATAGAATTAATGGTAATAAAATAAATGTTCGTTTTATTGATACAGCAATGATAATTATTCCTTATAATTTATGTAAAGATATAAGATGGATATTAAATAAATACGACGCAGATGGAATATATTTTGAAGAATGTTATTATAAAAATATAAATACACATGTTTATATTGATAATACATTATGTTATTATAATAAACTGGTTGTATGATATAATAATTAATATTCCATACATTTATCAATATTATTTTTTATAATAGACATAGATATTAACTTATTCATGTTTTCTTCATTATCTTTATTAATAACAATAAACCATCCTCTTTTAAAAACATCTTCGTTTGTTTCATAAGGTTCCTTGTCTATTAAATGAATATGTCCTTTATTATATATAACTATATTGTCAGTTTGATTCATTATTAATATTATTATGTAGAATATTTTATATCATTTTTTAGTTTATTAGGAAAGGTTTTTTGTTTATTATTTTTGAGTTTATAGGTGGTAATGTCAAAAATAATCCGTTAACAGAATATGGAATAAAAATCTCGTTTATTAAAGTTTTAAAAAAACTATTTGAATTTAAGTTTTTATCAAAATTAGAAATTTTTACTAAAATTTTGTAAATATTGTTATTTATCAAATTGTTTTGTAAAATATTTTTATTATCTTCATCTATGAATAAGTTGCATATTGTACTATAATCTTGTGATAAAATATAAGTATTGTTATTACGTTCATTTTTTTTATCTGCGAAACCAAAGTCGTAAATCATAATATTGTATTTACAAGATTTAAGATAATAATGTTTCCCTTCAAATAAATATTGATAATACCCTATCTTTTCATTTTTATGATATAAAAAATTACCATAATGAGTATCGCCATGTATATATCCTATCAAATTTTGAAATGTTCCTATAGATATAAATGTTTGAAATAATATATTCATTAATTCACCATAATCTTTAAATAAGTCTCCAGTTTGTGCAAGCATTTTAATATCTCCATGTGCTAACTCATTTATACAAACAACTCTTTTCTTTTTATTAATTATTGGATTGGAACATATTGTATATTTATACATCATAACAAAATGTTTAGATTTTTTTTTTAATAAAATTTTTCTTGTAATATATTCCATAATTTCTATTTCTTTCATATTTTCTTCATCATATGCCATAACCTTCGAAGCAATACATTGGTCGCATTTACTATTTGAAATGCTTGATAAGTATATAACACCATATACACTATCCGAGCCTATTTTATTTTCTAAAATTAAAACATCATCAATCGTATAAGTACGAATCTTAAAGTTTTTACTCTTTATCTTTTGTAAGCATGTATCAACATTTATGATACTGAGAAGTTTTGCTATATAATAATAATAGGAAATCCTATTATTCAATGTGAAACTTCTTATATTGTCAATTGATATTTTAGGTTTGTCATATATTTTTTTATCAAAATGTATAACCTCTCTTTCCATAATAACATATAATATTGTGCTATTAATACAATATACAATATATTTTTTATTTAAATAGTGAATTATACCACATATTTGAACTATTTTTATTATCTATATAATAATAACATTCTTCAAAATCTTCGTCATTAAACAGATATTCTTCATATTCTTCATATCTTTGATTTCTTTTATTGATTGAAAATTCTTTACATAATGAATATATCCTTTTAAAAAGGTTAGGTTTTTTTTTTAGAACTACAATATATTCATTTGTATCTATCGCCATTACATCATTTGTTATATCATGATTTTCTTGAAATGTTGAAAATTGCGATTTTTGAATATTATCTTCGGGTTTTACTTCTTCAATAGTTTGCGGAAGTGGTTTAAGATCATAAAGACTTCTAAGTTTTTTAATTCTTGTTGGAGAAGAGTTTAATTTAGATTCTTCATTCTCTATAAACATTAATAACGATGAACGGTCGTGTGGAGATATTAAATCTTGATTATCGCTCATTATTTCTATAATAATAGTGCGAAATTATATATCATTTTTTAATAATATATAATAAATAATGGACGACGAAACTTTAGAAAACTTTCGCGAACTTTTTGATTTTGATAAAGCAAAAAAGGATGTTATATTGGATAAAATATTGTCAGATGATATTATTACTGGTGAAAAAATAGATATATCAGAAGATGTATTTAAAGATACTACAATAGATAATTGGGTTTCGTGTTTGCCATTATTAGATGGTAGTAAAATATTGATTAAAAAACTTGTCCAACATCCAATAAACGATAAAAATATTTTGGAGAAAAGACAAAAAACATTTATTGATTATGATATTGATATTGAAATTTTAAAAGAATATGAAAATGATATTCTATGGATTTATAAAATATCAGAAGAAATTGAGAATAACACATCTATTGAAATATTATTTCCATCTTCATTTATATTAAATTACATTAACTATATTGAAATATTACTTGACTTATATCATACATATAAAATATATTTTATACCAATAACATCATTTTTATATCCTTGTAGCGCATTTGTAGCACCATATGTTTATGTTAATAAATATTTAAATATGAATTTAAGCATAGCATCTTATTTGGAAATAATATATAATTTATTATTATTCTTATTAAGACCAACTGGAAATGTACGTGTGGATATTACAAAACTTATATCTATATTTTTATATGTAGGAGTTTATATTTATAATATGTATCAAACATTTGAAGTAGCGCTATTTTTATATAATACGAAGCAAAAACTTCACACAAAAATGAAAGGATTAGTTTGCTTTGTAAAACATTCATTGAATATAACAAATAACTTACCAATTGATATAGTTGATCCATATTTTAATATTGATAAATCTTTTCATAATATTGATATCAATAATAGTATGACAGATATTTATAAAATATGGAAGGACGATGTATTAAAAGAGCAATTGTCATCTTTATTGAAAACAATATATGCTATTGATGTTATATATTCAATAAATAATTTAGCATTGACGGAAGATTGGTCTATAGTATATTATAATGATAAAGAAACATTATTATGGAATGCAAAGAACCCTATCCTAAATAATGAACAAGTTTCTAATCCAATTAACTTAAATAAAAACATTATTGTAACTGGTCCAAATGCTGGAGGCAAAACAACATATGTAAAAACAATATTGTCTAATATAATATTGGGACAAACAATTGGTATAACATATAGTTATAAATCACAAATGATATTATATGATACAATAAACTCTTTTATGCGTGTATCTGATGTTCTAGGTGATAAATCATATTTTGAAGCGGAAGCTGAATATTGTCTAAATATGATTAAGAAAGCTGTACAAATAAATAATGAAGATAAAAAAGGGTTATTTTTAATGGATGAACCAATGCATTCAACACCACCCATAGAAGGTATGTCTACCGCATATTCTGTTATTGAATATCTAAGTAAATTAAATGGAATAACATTAATAATAACAACACATTTTCACAAATTGATAAGGTTAGAAGAAATATATCCAGATAGATTTATAAACTTATCCGTAGATGCTATACCTCGCGATAATAAATACTATTTTCCATATAAAATAAATAGAGGACATTCTTATTTATGTATTGCTATAGAGTTGCTAAATATTAAAGAATTTCCTAAAACAATAATAGATAATGCGATTAAAATGAAAAACAAAATATGTTCTGATTTTAATAAATAATGTACAACTTTTTATTTGATCACCCATATATTAATATTAATGTTATTGTATTTTCAATTTTATTATTTCTAGTTATGTTTCTATGGCGAAAACTTACAATTTTAGAAGGTAATTTCTTTCTATTAGAAAAACGAGTAAATATAATAAAAAAAGGTGAGAGAACAGAATTATTGTCAAAAAATTGGAATAATTACGATAAAACTATGAATGAAATATTCAAAGATAGTATTGTCAAGGACGATAGTAATATTTCTAATATGTGTTGCGATACAGATAAAAAAGTTACTGATAAATCGCACAATGAAGAAAATGATACTTATGATAAATCATACGAAGGTGATATTTGCAATACTATCCCTGTAAAAAAAGAGGTTGTTGTTAATAAAAAAACTACTTTTGAAATACCGGTAGAGGTTAACAATTTTGTAAAAGAAGAAGAAGATAATTCAGTAACGCATATAACATTATCTAATGATAAATCTTTTTATGATGTTGGAGATTGTAAAGATCAAGAAACACTTCATACTAATGTAGTTGAACATATTGATATCGCTGATAATATATCGGTATCATCAGATATAACATTTAATAACGAATGTGATAAATCATCATCTATAAAAAAATATAAAAATATGAGTTTAGATAAATTAAGGGAAGAATGTGTTGAAAAAATGCTAAACACAGAAGGTACAAAAGCACAATTAGTGACACGCATAGTAGAACATATAAAAAAACAAAAATAAAAAATATTGTAATTATATAAGATAATAATTATAATGAGTTTTTATTCGTCAACCGAACTTAAACCCGAATGTCCTTTAAAAATGTCAGACGGGCGTTCATTTACCGATTATAGACCCAGATGTGCGATAAATGCTGAGCTAATGACTGATTTATATACCAATAATATGGTTAAAAGTAGTTATGAAAGTAGAATTTTTTTACAAGAAAATGCTGAAAAACTTATGGAGCGTAATAGGTTAAATGTATTAGATACTTTATCTCCTTGTGCACCTTGTAATAGACCTTTTGGTGAAAATGGAACAATGTATCCCGAACGCTATATTGTAAAATGTACTGCTACAACTTGTGAAAAGATTGAGGTTAATAAAGAAGGTCTTGGAACAAGTACGCGTGTACAATAATTTTTATATTAATCATATTGTAAAAATAATTCTATATATAAAATATAGAGGTATTAATAATGATTTTTGAAGATGAATATGTAAAATTAAATATTACATTCAATCCTGATTATTCTAAAGTATATATTGCGGGTGTTATGAAAAAAGACGAAACATATGATTCTGTTATTTTAATAGCACCTAACCCGATTGATAGAATGTCTAATTATTCAGGTTCTGGATTGCCTTTTCCAAATCATGTTATTGCCTTCGAAAATACACCCAATCTTTTAAATATTACTAATTTAAAAGTTTTTAACGCCGTTTTTAAATATCCTAATAGTTTTTACATGCCAAATGGAAATACAAAAATAATATCTTCAATATTTATAGACTTTATTGTTAATAATTCAAAAATTCGTTTAAAATATGAACTTCACGATATTAACGCATTGAGAACATTAGTAAATAGAGGTTCCCGTACAGGACCAGAGTTTTATGCAGCTAAAGATTATTTATTACCCATAGATACGGCTGAAAATGTATTATATGCTTATTCAAAGGCAAAAGTAGAAAATGATATTGGATAAATATGTTCTATTTTTTTAAAAAAATTATAAAAATTGATAATAACAAAAAATAAAAAAATTTATAGCAATATAAAGAATATAGTTAATCGTGCTGATAAAAACACTAAAGCATATTCTTCTCAAGTTATTTACAACAAGGTTTAAATATCTGTTAGTAAATTACAGTCTCTCATCTTTTCTTCTCATCTTAAACAAAATGTCATCTTTTGCTAAAGTTGAATTCAATCCCGATAATATCAAAAATATACTGTATTCTCGTGTAGCGAGTAAGGTTTTTGATTACAACGGTGTTATTTTCGGGGGTTATGTTCGCGACAAGATTATTTCAAATCATTACAATTACGAGTACAATAAGGCTCATTCTAATGTATGGGAAAACAGAAAGTTCTGGAACAAACAGTATCATCCCGAAACTGTTGGGCGTATGCTTATTCCCGAAGATTTAGATATTTGCGTATCCGATAACTTATCTGCGAAAAGTCTTATTGAAGATATTAAAAAGATGATTTACGACGACTTTGACCGCGGAAACGTTGATCTATCTTCTGAGTATACAACACAATCAGATAATAAGTATTTTCGGTTGGCTGTCGCAAGCGTAACCAAAGTATCGTTTGATATAACCGTTGGTAAAGTTCCATATATTTCATCAGGGCAAGTTATCAAGATTAATTTTGATATTGTGGTGAGCAATAATTACCTCATTCAGCCTCCATTCGGTAATCTTGATATGTTGTGCAATATGTTCATAATGACAAAGACCGGTATCTGTATATCTGGCAACACCGGAACTAAGATTGATAATATGAGTATTATTGATAAGAAAAAAGTAGAACTTCGCGTTATGAAAGATATGATTGAATACAAGACAGAGTTTTGCCTTAATGCCAAAAGGTTTGATAATGTTGGCAACTATAACAACGCGGTATGCGACCGTTTAGAAAAGATGTCTGTTAAAGTTCCATCTTGGACTATTGGAAATTTGCCTATAAATATTGAAGGGGTATTCACAAAGTCTTGCGAAAAATACAAAGATGTATCGTGTTGCATCTGTATGAGTGGCTTTAAAAAGTCAAATGGACATATCTCCGTTCCTATCCCTTGCTCTGCTAAAACAGGCATCATTAATGGAGCAAAAATGCATAATGAATGTTTCTTCAAATACTTGAAAAACCAATTGGTTGAAGAAATCATCAACAATCGCTACAATCTTGATAATAGCGGTGAAAACTTCTCATTCAAGTGTCCAATGCGTAATCTCTTCAGTTTCGTAGAATATGGTGAAAAAATAAACGAGGTTATTCAAGAATATATCGTCTAGCCATAACATACACCATAATATATCTAAAAATGCAACGCACATTACAAAATACATTATGTTATATATTATCTGTTATATGATATATGTTATATGTTATATGTTATATTGTATATATTATCTATTTTTTATATTTTAAAATTTTCTAACACGACCATTATTTTTTTTTTCAGTTATAGCTTTTACAATTTGTCTTTTAGTTAATTCATTGTGTGTTTTTG